CTTCTGTGATAGTTAAATCAGCTTCATCAGCTAATCCATCAAATGGCCACTTAGTTGTTGCAGGACCAGCACTTGGTGGTAACTGAATTAACGCATTCTTTTCTTCTGCAGCCCATTCTAGCGTATATCCTGTTAAATCACCTTTAGCAGCACCTGTTATAACTGTACCACCTGTGACGTGACAACCATTCACTAAACCTAATAAAAACACATTGTCATTCTCATCTTGTACAAAGATTTGAGCTCTTGAATAAGCCATAAGTCTAAGCTCATTGGTCATATCGTGATCAATCTTTTGTAGTGTTACAGATAGTGTCTGATTGAAAAATGCAGTTCCATTAGCATTATCAGATTGAACATTTACAGTCATACTAGATAGATTTGGCACTAGTGGATATTTATATACTATAGTTTTAGCAGCTACCTGTCCAGACCACGTTGCAAAACTTGCATCAGTCATTTCAGTATTCGCAATCGTAGCTACCTGTTCAATGTTGTGATTATAAGATTGGCATATATAAATGGCTTTCAAGCCACCGATACTGTCTTTACAATCGATTAATCGTCCTCTTGTAATATTACAAGCCATAATTATTATTATTTAAAAGTTAATAAAAAGGGGAGTATATTTCAGCTCCCCATTTTTAAAGTATCTATTAAGTCCAAACAGTTGAACCATATACACCATCTGTTGCTACTGCAACTTGTACTCCTACTGCGAAGTTCATTGTAACTCTTACGTTATCAGAACCGTCATATTCATACGTTGGTATAAGTCTAGCTTCAGTCCAATCGGTAGCTAAGTTAGTACCGAATACTAAGTTTTCAGGATATGTAAATACGATTACATCATTAAACATCCCTGGGCATCTGTAAATTGGGAACCCGAAGAAAGTCATATTGTCACCGTCTACGTTAAATCCACCCCCAGATACTTGACCTTGGTTTGAACCTGCTGTAGCTAATGCTTGAATGTAGAATCCATACATTTGATTGTTCATGTAGAATCCTGCACCTGCTTTAGTTAATATACCTGAATGGTTAGCTGCTACTGAATCATATACCTTTTCCATGTGTGCTAAGATATTAGACTTAGTTGCTGTTGCATAATCAACTTCAGTAAAGTCTTTTAATGCAGAAGCGTCAGCACCTGCTTCATCTTGAGTACCATCATCAGATAAGAAACCTGTTCCGAAAGGAGCTGCACCTTGCCATATACCTATTTCTAATTGAGCTGCTGCTTTACCTGCAACTACTTTTAATAAGAAATCAGAAAATGCTTGTGGTAAGTTACCATTTCTGTCCATTCCTTGACCTAACCAAGTAGGGAAAACTGTACCTCTACAAATTTCTTCGTTTACTTTAAGGTCAGTTAATGTTAATACTTGCTCAGTAGTTGATACATTTGCACCATCACTAAATGAACACGCTGCTGCTACAATAGGATTGCTTGAAGCAATATTATTGATAACTGCACTTTTTGTTAAACCATCTATTGTTCTAACATATCCTTTTGCAACTGTGTCAGGACTTCTCAAGGCAGCAGTCACATAAGGCATAGCATGTACACCTGCATAAGTATCACCAGTGATAGTTATGTCAAATTCACGCTTTTTTGATAATTGAATTTTATTCGCCATTTTATTTATTATTTATTGTTAATGTAATATGCTGTCCTCTCATTGATAGACAGTTTTGCTAAATCGATAGAAGCATTAAAGTTTTGACCTTCAGGAGTGTATTCAATACCTTCACTTGCAGGCTCATTGCTTAATTCTACTATTTTGCTTTTAAGTTCTTCTATTTGAGTCATCAAATCACCTATAACTTCGTTTGACATTTCTGTTTTGTCATCTTCAATAGGCTCTCTAGTATCTTCAGCTGATAATTCTTCCTCAGCAGATGCTTCTACTTTGTCTGCTTTTAGATCAGCAACAGCATCTTCAAGATTTTTGATTCTTATTTCCATTCCTTTCCAATCAGCAACATCAGCTTCTTCAGCTAATTCTTCTTCTTTAGATTCTACTTCTTCAGAAAGTTCTTCCTCAGATGCTTCAACATCTTCAGCTTCTTTTTCTTCACCTAAGTCTAGGATTTCAGATGAATCACCGATTGTCATTTTATTACCATTTTCCATAGTGTAGCTTCCCGCTTCTAATGGACTAGCTTCACCGTCATCACTGACAGCAAATACTTTAGACCCAATCATAAACTGCTCATCTTCTGTAGCAAGAATACGACCGTCATCTAATTTCATTTCAGCGTACATTTTTACGCTATAAGATTTAGGTTCATTTTTCATTTTTAAGATATTTAAAATT